GGGCTGCAATTTCGGTTGGCGTAATGTATAAAATGCGCCCTTCTTCCGGCACTTCGCCCTCATCCATTGCTTCCATCATTGCGTCAAAATTTGCAAGCGCTGTATTTGGTGCGTCTGTGCTGTCAATGATCGCGCCCGCGCCGTCAATTGCAACTTTCTCACTGTAGAGCTTTGACGCCATGAATTTGTCAAGCTCCGGCAATTTTTGCTCGTCATTAAATACGCGCGTAATGTTGGCAATAGATAAAGCCATGTTTGTCTCGTCAATGTCTAGCGGGTCAACTAGGGTACGAAATTCGCGGTCATGTCCCAGCGTTTTAGGCTCCCAAGTATTATCGACACGGCGCGTCATTGTGCCTACTGCGTCGCGGTTTACGTCTTGCAAGCCTTGAACGTCAATACGCGGAATATTAACCGTTTTAGCATCTAACCAACGTACAAGCTGGTTATTTGGCGTTGCGTATAGCTCCGCAAATTTTAAAGCCGCTGAATATTTTTGTTGCAAAGCTGCTTCATATTGTGCTGCGTAGTTAACTGCCATCAATTAAACCCCCTTATTGTTTTGCATAAATATTTTTAAAAGCTGCGTTCCATTTGTCTTGCTCTGTTTGCTGCCCGCCTTGCTGCTGCTGTTGTGCAAATTGCGGCTTTTTATTGTCACTATTTGCAGGCGGTGTTGTTTCTGCTCCGCCCTTTTTAAATTGCGGGTACTTTTGCAAAACAAGGCTGATCGCCTTTGTAATGTCTGTATCTTTGTTAGTATGAGCTTTTGCAAGTGTTATAATGTCCGTTACACTGTCGGGGTTTGCGTCCGCTGCAAGGGCTGCTTTTTCCGCTGTAAGTGTGAACACTTGCTCCTCATATTCTTTCAATTTGTCCGCAGCTTTCTTTGCTTGATCTGCGGTTTTTTGCAGCTCTGTTTTGTCTGCGTCTTCAATGTCCTGCAGCTTCTTTAATGCGCCTTTTACATCGTCAATGGATTCAACCCCCAATGAAGCTAAAAGCGCTTTTGTTGGGTCTTCTTTTGGCGGCTCCGCTGGCGGCGTTGCTGCAGGGGGTGTTGTGGCTGGCGGCGTTGTTTGCTGCTGCCCTCCGCCCGCTGGCGGCGTTGTTTGTTCGTTTGGCGTTTGGTTGTTAGCGTTTTCCGTCATTCTGTAAAATCCTCCTATTAAACAATTTGTTCACGGTCACGGCGACGCCCGCGCCCTGTTTTGTCAAGAAAGGCGCGCAGCTGCGTTTGCGTATTGCGTATTGCGGCTTTTGATTCTTTTATGCCCTGCTCGTCCCCTATCGTTTCCAGCAATGCCAATTCCCGTTTTTGCTTTCTGATCTTCCGCTCATAGGCGCGCTGCTGTTGGCTTTCCTCATAAACGCGCTGATTTTCGGAATGGTCATAAGGCTCATAACGTTTTGTGCTTTTGCCGGAAATAAAAGGGTATATAACATGATGGCAATTGATACCCAGCAGCCCCGCCGCTTCGCCATGACTTGTACTGCTCCAAGCTGCATATTTTTTACTTTTCCCACTTCTTGAAAAAATTCTCCCTTGAAACGGGGCGCAGCGTTCCCGCGCTCCTAAATGGCTGCTAACTTCTATTAGATCGGTTCCGTATTCATCCATGCGCGCAAATTGCATATCATTAGAAACTTGATTGCAAAGCGTCCGGCTGATCATATTTACATAGGCTTCTGTTGTCCATTTTTTGCCCGCCCTGTCTCGTAAAGCGGGGACGCCATGCCGCCCCCATTCTTGCGCGGTTCTCCGCAATGCCTGCTGCGGGGTAATGGCTCCGCTTAAAAGCATTCCCGTGTTTTTATTAATTATGTCTCTATAGAGCTGCCCCGCTTCCTGCAGCATTGTTGTATTTACTAAATTAAACATGTCCTGCGCGCGTTGTTGATATGTTTGCAGGACGCGCAGCAGGGCGGCGCTCTTATCTATAAGGGGTACTGCAGGCAGGGCGGCGCCCTCGGCAATGGCTGCGCTGTAAATCGCTTCATTTTCCATCAATGCCCCATATCCGGCATCCTGCAGCATTTTAGAAACGGCTTCTTTTGTCTTGCCGGAATAGCGGGAAAGGGTTGCTATATGTTGTCTGTTAAGGCGTCCCAGCTTGCCCAATTGAACAAGGCGCCAATGGTGGTATTTGGTTTCGTCGTCGGTTTCTAAAATAAGGGCTTTATCCTCTTTTAAGAGCGTCGCCATATTTAGCAGCAATTCCCTTTCTATGGCTTCATAAATTTCTACGACGGGCAATGATAGTTGTTCAAAATCCGCAGGCTTAAAGCGCGGCATTATGCCCCGCCCCCGCTAAATCCTATTTGCCCGCCTTGTCCGCCCTCGGCGCCGCCCGTCTCGGCTCCAAATAAATCAACGTCGCCTGCTCCAACTGTTGCGTTTTCGCTGCTGATCTGCTGCAGCATTTGCCGTGCTTGTTCCTCTGTTAAGCCCAGCACTTTTTGAATAGCAAACAATTTACTAACAAGCCCGCTTGACGTTAAGAGAATATAATAATTGGCGTTTGCTGCTTTATCTTCTGCTATGGAATCGTCAAATGTTACTGTTACGTCATATTCCCCAGCAGGCGCGGGGAAAACTTCGTATAGCTCCGCAACGGCAACAATGATTTTTACAAGCTGTTGCAAGCCTGCTTCTATTGTCGTTTCATGGGCTTGTTTGGTTCTAAAAGTTTTGCTATTTTCGCTTATAACTTCCGTTGCCGTTTTAAGCCCCGCAGAATCAAATGTAAAGGCTCCGGCGGAAAAGCCTATTTGCATACTAAAGTGGGTTAAAAGAGCGTTTAGGGCTGCTATATGTTCCTCTACGCGCAATTCTACCGAAATGTCCTCTATGCGGTTCATATTGTCGTCAAAGTTAAATGCTTCATAAACTTCGTCGTTTGCGTCAAAATAACGCGTCATAGCTCCCGTTGTTGGGTCTACTACTTGACGAATACAGGAAGCAGGAACCAAAATACGTTTTTTCCCTAACTTAAATTCCCTTTCAAAGCTATCAAACGCCGTGTCTATGGCGCGCAGGGTATCAACTGCATTGGCATAAATGGAAACCCCCAGCGGGCTGCTCATGTCGATATTGTTTGCCGTGTTTGGTTTTATGTAAGCAAAGAAAGGGCGCTCCACATTTTCAATAACGGTTTCCGGCTGCAAGTTTGGAAAGATCGTACTTAACGGAATTTTCACTCCTATTTCTTCCCCGTGTCGGCTTTCGTACAATTCATTACGAATTAAATAAACGCCATTGTTAAAAAGATTCCATTCCAAGTGAGTGTATTTTGTGCCGTTTTTATAAAAGGTGTTGACAAAAACGCCCTCTGTTATATCGTCGTGATTCCATGACAAGGGAACAAAATTTTCTGCGGTCACAAACGAAATTTTAATTTTGCCATTCTCAACAAAAACTTTTATTGCAAGCCCGCCCAATGCAAATTGATATTCTAAATAGCGCTGAAATTCACGGGAAAAACAATTCTGTTTAAAAATGTCGTTTATGTTTGTTTGAAGTGTTTTGTCTGAAATATTGACAATACATTTTTCATTGAAAACAAGGGTTGCAATTTCCTGCGCTGCAACCTTCGCCATGTTTAGCGTTGCCATTTGGCGCGATTGCTGCCCGTTAATTGTTTGATAGGTGACTTTGTGAAAATCGGGGTGATAGCCTGTATATAGAGCTTTCCAAACTTCTATTTTTTTGTATTGCTCGTCCGCTGCTGGTACATCTTTTAATTCTGAAACCTGTTTCAAACCTCTAATTAAATTCATCTTATACAACGCCTTTCTTATTCGGTTTAAAAGGTTTGTCCACATATCGCGCCCCCTTTATAAGAAAATGCAATTGCAAAAGATTGCTGTAAAAATATTTTTATAAAACGTAATAACGATAAAAATAATTCGCAGCATAGCGGCATTCATCCATACAATGATTCCATTCATCTATTGGCTTGCCGTTGTCTCCTCTGCAATACATTCCAAGCTCTTTAATATAGTTATAATGCCCGTACTTTTCCGAAACATTGACAAGCCGGAAAACGCGGCTGCTTATCAAATTTTGTAAACGTTCTATGCCTACCTCTAAGCCTTTCGCGGTTCCCTTTATGTCGCGGGCGTTGTTGTCCGCTTTGCGGGTTGCCATTCCTAACAGGTGCATTTCTTCGCGCAGCGATTTGCAAGCGGGGTCAATTAATATTTCTGTATAGCGCATTTGAAATTTTGCGGTACACCAATTTATAAAGCTCTGCAGCTCCCGCGCGTAAATGCTCATAGCTTTTATTTGCCCCGTCTCGGCTCCGCTGTGATAATATTGCGCGACGCGGTACAATCTGTATTCGTATTCCCTTTTCGCGGCTGCTGCGCCCTCTGCGCGGCATTTGGTGACTATGTTACAAGAAAGGCTTGTTGCATCACTTTGCCCGCCGTCCCCAGCAAAGAACATTTCGACGGGGACGCCCTGCAGCTGATCGCAAATATTTTCTTCCATGTCAAACATGGAATATATAACCCCTTCCGGCATTACGCGTTTTCCGTACCAATCACGCGCCAATAAATAGGGATTTTTTGAAAGAGTTTCATATATTTCTTTTTTGCGCTCTGCGTTAATAATGGGATTATCTTGAATTGTCCAATGCTGCCAACGCGTTTTTTGAACGTCGAAAACATCTTTAATAATGGGGTGATTGGGGGCGGGCGGGTTCAAGTCTGCCAAATGATAGCGCATTTTGGCGGCAAATGTCCGGCGGAAACATTCCTGTATCATGTCCATGTGCAATAAATTAATTTCGCAAAATACAACGCTGCCTAAACTCATACCCGTAATAGCTTTATGGCTATCCCCTTTCCCGCCCCCTTTGTAGTAAATTTTTTTTATTCCTTTGCTGGTATGCAGCTCTAAATGATCGCCATTTTGATCATGTTTCTCCTTGCAAAGACCGTCAAAAATATATTTCAATCCGTATCCGTCGCATTCCATAAAAAGCCTGTAAGCCTGCTCTTGATTGTAGCCAACAATTAAATGATTCTCGTCCGGCGTTTGGATTAAATAACGGGCATAGCGAAAAACGCCGCCTGTTGTTTTTCCAGATCTTGGAGTTCCTTCATTGACTTCAAGCGTCACATCAAAAGGCTGGTTTATGATCTTTTTTTGTTTGGCGGAAAACTCTATCATGATAAAACCTCCCATGCAAAAAGCCCGCAGGGGGGGCGGGCTAATTGGCTTTTTCTATCGTGTCAATTAATTTTTCTAACAGGCTTGTATCTTTTGCGGCGCCTTTTAACAATTTCGTGCGCTCTTTTATAAATTCGGTTTCGGCTAGGGTCTTGTCTAGGTCTGCAGCTGTTTTGCTCTTATCATTCCAAATAAGGGCGCGGCGTCCCAGCATGTCCGCAGCTTTTAACCTGTCCGCAGCTTTTGCGCGTTTGTTTCTCATAATTGCCGTCAATGTTTCCAAAATTTCGTCCCCGCTGGCAATAACTGTTGATTCTTTTGTTTGTGTGCGTGACTGAATATATTCTTGTATCTGCGGTTTCGTTAAGTTTTCGCTTCCAATAGTCGCCGCTGTTTTTTCGCTATAGCCTGCATAGATCGCCGCCTTTGTTGCGTTCGGGTTGTCTATATAGTAGTCACAAAATTTTTTTTGCTTTGCGGTCAACTTCATAAATATTCAACTCTTTCATACAAAAAAAGCGCAGAATATGCGCTATTTTTTTATAAATCGTATGATTATTATTTTCCAATGTGAAAGAATTATACGCCGTTTCCGTTGCCGCGTCTGTCAAGAAAAAACATAACAACTACAATAATCAATACAACTAGCCAAAAAAACGGGGTAAAGACAAACTGCAGCATGGCGCTTGCTGTATAAATCCCAAATAAAACAACGCAAATGACAACCAAAACGAAAATATAAAATAGTGTTCTGATCATTACAAACCCCTCTTTCATATCTGTAAATAATTCCGTTATGTGAAATTTTAACCAAAAAAGCCCGCGTTATCCCAACGGGGGCTTTTTCGTCTACTCGTATCTTTAAAAGGAGAAAAACCATATGACAAGAAATGTCATCCTTAATGGCATATTTTTATTCTGATCTAAACAAGTCTTTGTAATACTGCTCTTTTGTCTTTTTTTTAAATTCTTCAAAGTGTTGCATATTGGTTAATTCTAAATGCAGCTTGTATTCCGTTTCCTGCTCATATTTCGCGAAAAAATTTAACAGATCGGGAACCGAAAAATCATAATACTTTACAAGCGTATATGTTAAGCCGTTGAAAATGTCCATAATGTACGCGTTTAAATCTTCCTCGTCATAGATCACAAGCGCCCCCGCTCCTTATATTAAATTTAACTCTGCTAACTCTTTAAATAGGCGTATAGGCTCTTTAAGCTCTATTGCATTCTCTATAAACCATTCTAACGTTATAGAGCGGCGTTTGTTGGCTTGTTCAAATGCCGCTATTTGGTCATACGTAATATAAAAGGTTTTATGTGAAAGTGAAAAATGAATGAGAAAAAAAGACATGCCGCCGCGCTGTTGCCAATCATGCAAAAACTCCTTTTGGTGCTGCTCTATATTTGAAAGAGGAAAGGCGCCTTTGTTCTCTGTGCTTTTGGCTTCAAAGGCAAGCCCCTTCCCTCTGAAAATTCCGATATAGTCAACGGTGCTTTTCATTTCGGGAAAGGCTGAAACAATTTCCCTTTTACCCGTATAAGGATTAAAACGCCTTTGCACTTTCCATGCGGTGGGTACTTTGAATATAAGCGCCCCGCCTGTCCGCTGCAGCTCCATTGCAACGGCGTAATTTATGAGGTCTTCAAATGCTTTCCCTTGATTAGCTTTGCCCATTGCGGGGGCGCTCCTTTTCGGCTAGCTGCAGGGCGTTTAAAAAGTCGCCTGTTTTGCTTGTTTCTAACAACAAATCTTTTAAGGCGTCTATCTTTAATTCTAACGCCTTTATTTCCATTGACGTATGATCTTTCAAGAATAACATTTCCCGCTCTAATTGCTGCCGTTCCTGTCCTGTGGCGCGGTTGCTAACTAATACAAAGACCGCTGAAATAATAGCGGACAAAATAACGTCCCCTATTAAGATTTGTAGAATAATGTCTGTTTTCATTGCGTGTTATCGTCTTCCGCTTCAACAATGACTTTAAAATTAACCCCTACATTTTCGCTTTCTAGCTCGTTATCAATTTCATTTGACAATTGATTTAACATAATTACTTTACCGTTATATTTTACTTTTGTATTTTCATCTAAAGCATATGGATTTGTGCCGTTGTTATTTGTGCCGTTTAAAGCTCTGTTAAGTGAGTTTTTCCCGTTGTTAACTGCGTTGTTATTAATTACGCCGTCCGGCTCGTCTTCCTGTTTAGGATTCAAAGCATTACAAGCCGTTAAAAGCATCATTGAAGCTGCTAACATTGCAAGAAGTTTTTTCATGCTGTCCCATCCTTTCATAATTTTGATCAAATAAAAAAGCGGCAAAATTAAACATTACTTTGTTCAAATTTGCCGCCCTGTATTCTATAATCTTGCCCGTTTATTTTAAAATACTGCATATCTAAAGAAAATTTGCTGAAATTGCGCTCTGTCATGCGGTCTTGTAATTCTTCCCGCGTGAAATTACTTGTATACAGTGTGCATTTTCCCGCTCTGCTTTCAATGATTGTTAAAAGAATGTCGTCTGTCCATTCGCTCTTTTTTTCGGCTCCCAATTCGTCAATTACTAAAAAGTCAACGGTCTGTAACATTCTGTAAATTCTCATTTCGTCGCCGTTGCGCTTCTCGTAGGCGCTCCGCAGCTGCTTTAATAGCTGGGGCATTGACAAGAAAATAACAGAAAAGCCGCGCTCTATTAAGCCCGTACACATGCCATATGCTAAATGGCTTTTGCCTACGCCATAAGTACCGTAAAGCATTAAATTATAGCTGATTCCCAGCCGGAACCGCTCAACAAATTTATTTGCTAATTCTAAAAATTTTTCTTGTGTGGGGTCTACAGGAAAAAAATTTTTCAGTGTGCATTTTTTTAAATTTTCGCTAACTAGGCTATTTTCTTCAAATTGGCGCCGTATGTACTGCGCTTTAAGCTGGCGGTCTTTTTCAACTGCTTCTGCAGCTAGCCGCCTATTTGCACATTTGCAGCCCGCTTTCCAAAAAACGGGTTCCCCTTTACGTTCGCCGCCTATGCAGGGCGAAACATAAAGCGTATACGTTTCGTGACATTCTTCGCAAATGCCGCGCTCTACTTCTTCCGGTTGCAAAATAGCAGCATGTTTAAAAACTGCCTGCAAGCTGGTTTGTATATTCTGCATGTTTCCCTCAACCCTTTGTTTTTTTATCCTGTGCTAACCATTTTGGACAAAAAACAGGCGTTTTAATCTTGCCAAATTTTAAAAGTTTTCGACATGAATAAACGGGGCTGGGCTGGGTAATGTTTAATAATACTTTGTTTAATATCCTGTAATACTCTATATACCAAATAAAGATATATGGGGTTTATCTTTAAAACCTTAATAAGATCATCTTTTAAAGATTTTAAAGAATACTCTCTTAAATTCTTTTAAAACATCTCTTAAAAGATATATGTACTCTTATTGTTTATGGGGTTAAATATAATCTATATACCATAAGACAGTATAAATAATATTATATTGCTTGTCCGCTTTGCGGCGGGCTTATACATAGCAAACAGGGGGCATTTTATGACATATGCAATTTTCATTCTGCAGCAGGAAAAGAACGCAATTATAAGCGACTTAACAAACGTTTGTTTGGCAATAGAGAATGAAAATTTGCCCCTTAGTTTGTCAATGGCATTAAAGGCAGAAATTAAAAATTATGAGCGGCAAATACAAGATATAGACATAGCTATAGTTAATTTATCTTTGTAGCTGGGGGCGTCCATATGTTAATTAATTACAGTCGCGTTTTAGACGACATACAATATTTTCATAAATCCGATATGAAGCACATACCAAAAAGCGCGGGC